TGCAACGGGCAGCGAGAGGAGCATCATTGCAAAGAATATAAGCTTTTTCATGTCTGTTCTGTTATTGTTGCAACCTGTCAACAGCCTCCGTCGTGGCGGGAGACAAATACTTCGGGGGAAGCGGACAAGAGCGCGGGGAGTTTATGTCGGGGAGGTCTGGATATACTTCCAGGCTTCTTTTGTATAGACCCCAGGCTTCTTTGGGATAGACCTTCCCTCCGTCTGTCGCGCGAGCGAAACTCTTGCGACAAAGTCGTCTGATTGCTTCCGCTGTCTCCGCAAATAAAACTTTGGCGGTGCAGGTGCTGTTTTCTTTCGTTTGCAAAAGTAATATAATAAGGTGGTATAAATGCCCAAAGCGCCATCTTTTTACTCATTTTTTAGACTTAAAGGTTAAATTTAGGGGAAAAATAAACTTTTTCTGCATTTTTTTTGGAAAATGTTTGGTGGATAAAAAAAAACTCCCTACCTTTGCAACCGCAAACAAGAACAATGCTTCAATAGCTCAGTTGGTTAGAGCACCTGACTGTTAATCAGGGGGTCGTTGGTTCAAGCCCATCTTGAAGCGCACTTGTCAAGCCTCACAAGTCAATGACTTGCGAGGCTTTTTTATTTTCATCCGCTCCGGCACGACGTTCGCACGGTAGCAGCACCACACAACTTTCGTCCCATCACCGCACAAAAAAAGAGCAACAGAAAGGCTCTGTTGCTCTTCTCAGTCGGGATGAGGCGGCATTTGGCCCAGGACACTACGTCCCATCACCGCATAAAAAAAGAGCAGCAGAAAGGCTCTGTTGCTCTTCTCGGTCGGAATGAGGCGGCATTTGGCCCAGGACACTACGTCCCATCAAGGCATAAAAAAAGAGCAACAGAAAGGCTCTATTGCTCTTCTCGGTCGGGATGAGGCGAGTGACGCAGCCATGTTTTTTGAAGCGCAAACCTTGTGTTTATCGGAGTCCTCGAATCTCGTTTTTTACCAAAAATTCCGAAAATAGTCCGACTCTATTTATCATAATAGTAGAGTCTGGACTTTGTTCCTAAACTACTTAACCGTCTCATTTTCTGCAGTTTCAGCAGGCTTTGTTTTTGAGCAACGCTTCTTTTTCTTGCCGTCTGCGTTTTGCAATTTTTCTAATTTCGCCTTGAGAGTGGTGTTTTCTTGAATTAATTGGCGCACTTCAACTTGAAGTTCTGAGAAGGCCTGCAATATATAACGGCCTATCATTCCTTCGTTGACAAACTTCTCATCGATTAGTGGTTTCCCCTCATTCAGGAGGATATAATAAGGGTTGATCTGGGGAAATGCCTTCAGAAGTGGGACGAGCAATTTTGTTGTCACGTCTTTTTGTTGCGATGACAGAACGTTGTTCTTGACACCGCACAAAGTTGTCATTTGCCTCGAGGATAACCCCAATAAATTACCTGCCTCAATAATGCGAAGAATATAATTTGATTTCTCAGCCATATGTTAATAATATTTAAGTGTTCGATATTTCTAATATAATTCGTGTTTGTGTTAGAAATATTGAATACCTTTGCACACAGTACAACGAATTTATACATCAAATATAGTAAATATTTCTATAATGGCAAGAAAAAAAGTCCACTATTCTTTCAGTAAAGGCTATGGAAATGTAAAAAATTCCGATGCTGCTGCTGTTAGAGCTGATATTAAGGAGGTTTTGGGAATTAAATTCGATAGCGACTTCTATAGGAAGAAGAAGGATATTGTTAATATTCCTGCTTTTTTGAAGGAAAATATCGAATTGATTTTTCAAAAATACGGCGTTAATCCGTGCGATATATGGAACATTAGTGAAGGTTAATGTTAGATTTATGTGTTAGAAATATGTTGTAAAAGGAAGATAAATATGGAAAATGTTAAGAAGCCTTTTAGAGGCGTTTTATTACATGAAGGCGATTTTTTTGTAATCGTGAGACAGAAGGTAGTTGATGGAGTGTCGATAACTGTTGTGGATTGCCCGTTTAAGTGCAACAGGTTGGGCTTTGTTGATATGCTTGACAGGCACCTTAAGAAAAAAGGTTACAAGGGGGTTTGCGAATATATTCCAGGTGAAGTCGTCTCCTGTGTTGTTGTGGATAAGTACGGCCTAGATTTATTTAGAATATTAGGAGTAGTTCGTGAAGCATTACGAGAACTGGATAAGCGTCGATGTCTTGATTTAGGAGCAATAGAGCGATTAGAGATGCAAAATTACGTTCTTTTCACAAAAAATAATTGGATGACTTATGATGAATTTATAGTCTTAAAGTGGCTACAACCAGGGCTAAATAAGAGCTGGCTAGATTTCTTGATAGAATATGGAAGTAAAACAAACCACTATTAGGCGCTGGACAAAGGCAGAAATTGCTTTTGTAAGGCAGAACTCGACTAAAATGTCAGTTGGTGAGCTCGCTGCAAGATTGGTTCGGAGCGAACTGTCTGTTAAGTTGTATATGTTCCGACATGGAATTTCACGACACCAACAGGTTAAGCGCAATCTTATGCGTGAGATGGTTTCAATCAAAATAGATGCCGCTTATTTCCATCCTACACGCGAGTTTTATCAAGCTGTCAAGATTAGTCAAGTTAAGTTTCAGCAGATATGGCAAGGCTACAGACAAGCCACTAATGAGGAGATGGCTGCTGTAGCACGCCATCTTCGCCTTACCCGCGACGAGCTGATAAAGTTTATGCAAAGTCGGCAACTCGATTTGTTCGAGGATTTGTGATTATTACTACACTATTATTTTGATCTGACATGAGAATATCCGATACAGACATTAATAAAATTTTAGACAGCGTCCCTATCGTGGATGTCGTCTCAAAGTCTGTGACGCTGCGGAGAAGCGGTGTTAACTTTTTTGGATGTTGTCCTTTCCATGACGAGAAGACAGCATCGATGTGTGTGTCACCATCGAAACGAATGTTCAAGTGCTTCGGCTGTGGCGAACATGGCAACGTTATCTGGTTCGTTTCGAAAATAGAGGGCATAAGCTATGGAGAAGCTGCTAAGAAACTTGCAGCTGAATATAATATTGATATAAAGGTTGAAGAGCAAACTCCTGAAGAGGTTCAGCGTGAGCATGAGCGTGAAGAACTGTTCATCGTCCTTCAGGCTGCTAACGAGTGGTTTGAAAAGCATGTTGACGACCGTGCTGACAAATACATTGCTTCTCGAGGACTTAATGACTGGTCTCGACGTGAGTTTCATGTAGGGGCAGCGGGGACTTATCGTCAAATGTTTGATGAGCTTTCTCGTCTTTATAATCCTGACACTTTGCTCAAAGCAGGTTTGGTCTATAAGCGCGAGAACGGGGAGATTCTTGACTATTTTCGCTCTCGAGTAGTTTTCCCCTTCCTTGACAGATATGGCCGTGTGATTGGATTCACAGGCCGAGACCTCTCTGGATCTGCAAAGGCTAAATATCTCAACTCGCCAGAGTCAATGCTTTTCAAAAAAGGCGCCGAATTTTTTGGCCTCTATCAAGCTCGTCAGGAAATAGTAAAGTTTAACAAGATCTTTCTTGTCGAGGGACAATTTGACGTCATTTCTTTTGCTCAGAATGGCGTGAGAAACGTCATATGCAAGAGTGGTTCTGCCCTCGATAAAGTGCAGGTCAAGAAGCTTCGTTCGCTTGCTGAGAACATTACTCTTGTATATGATGACGATAAAGCCGGCATACACGCTGCCATCTCACAGATTCCTGTACTGTTGGAGATGGGGCTGAATGTTCGTTGTGTGATGTTGCCGGAGGGACAAGATCCTGACGATTTCGCCCGGGCGCATACAGGACAGTTGCGTGAGACCATTCGCCCAATGGAGATGAGCTTTGTCAATTATCTCTTTGAAAAGCTTTATCGTCTGGCTGGCGATGAACCAGGACGAGAGGCTGGACTTAAAACTATCATCGACACCATCGCTCATGTGCCTGAAGAGACGCTTCGCAGTGACTACATGCGGTCGCTTTCACGGCTCACAGAGATGGCAACTGATCAGCTCATGCCTAAACTAAGACACTCCTTGTCTTCTGTTAAGCAGACAGACCAGCCTGTTTCTGGCTTTTGCGGAATTGAAGAGGCAACGGAGATTTATGATAAAGAGCGAGACAAAATCCGCCTCACAACATCGTGGCGTGAGTTCGAGGAGAATGTCGGCTCACGGCCTGTCGTTTACTACAGAGGATGCCCGGAGGAAAGCGATCTGCAGAAGTTGCGACAGCTTGACAATTCGGTTATTGTTAATGATCCTGACTGTGTGTTTAATGACAAAACTGAAAGCGATGATATAAAAACTCTTAAAGCTCTCTTCCGGGCAAATTTCAATATTGACATCGAAACTGAAGAGTCTACTGTGGGCTTCATCCAGTGGTATGTGGACATCTACGGTGAGTATATTAAAAAGGAGGTACCTACGACTAACGTCATGGACATCTTCTTGGATCGTCTCGCTGAGATGATGGCAGAGGCGACGGAAGTGACACGCACAAGATCCATGAAGGATTGGGCAAAGCGTCTTTCGCTTCCGTCGGAGAAGGCTTTGAAAGATATCGTTAAGCCGTATATCACACGCAAGAGGTCTAAGAACAGGGTCGAGGCTGAGCGTGAAAACCTCGATGATGTTGCAGATGTCGATGGTAACACTTTGCCTGAGTATGTAGAGGAGAGCGAAGAGTATAAGCGTATGCTTTCACGTTATGGCTTCTACCCTTTACTGTCAAAAAGCCAGGGTGAGCCTGTTTGCTACATGTTTAAAAATGATTCCGGAGGATATGGACGCGTCTGTGATTTCTTCATGACACCTCTTTTGCATGTTTATGACAAGGATCCTGAGCTTAACAAGCGCATTGTCAAGATTACATCTATGTCACCAGAGATTCGCAAGGCGAAATATGTAGAGTGGAAGTCAGCTATTTTCGCGAACATGGCAACCTTCCGCGCTGCTCTGGTTAACGAAGGAGCATACAACTTCGAAAATGGCAACATCAAGCATTACGATAAAATTTGGACGTGGATGTCACACCAGTTCAAGACCTGCTTCCAGCTGCGCACTTTTGGCCAACAGAAAGAGGACTTCTTCGCTTGGTCTAACGCAATATTCCATCGTAACGACAAGGGCGATTTTGAAATTAAAAAGGTAGATAACCTCGGTTTGGTTGAGCATGGAGGTGACCTGTTCTATTCACCGGCATACTCAGAAATCTATGCTTATGACCGCTCTGACTCTGACATCTTTGAGCAGGATCGCCACCTTCGCTTTATTGATGTGCCGTCAAACAGGCAAATCTCTTTTGCCAAATGGGCAGATCTGATGAACCGCGTCTATCGTATCGAGGACAATGGCAAGTGGGCCATTATCTATTCCATTCTTTGCGGTTTCCGCTCTGATCTCTATCCCGTCATTGGCAACTTTACTGCAATCTTCTTTATAGGCCAAACCTCGTCCGGCAAATCGCAGATAGCGCAGAGCATTCGAGCTTTATATGAGGTTCCGTCAGCTCCATCGTCCAACCTCAATCAGATTTCTGATGCCGCTTTCTTTTCTATTCTTGAGAGGTTCCGCGATGTGCCGTGCATCTTTGAGGAGTATAACGACGAGGAGATTAGTGACCAAAAGTTTCAAGGCCTGAAGGCTGTGACATACGATGGAGATGGCAAGCAGAAGCGTCGCTCTGCTTCGGGCAATGACATCGAGACTTCTAAGGTCAACGCATCGATTATCTTGCTCGGTCAAGAGGCTCCTCAACGAGACGACAATGCCCTTTCTAACCGCGTGGTGCTGTGTGAGGTCCCAGCTCACAATTTCTCGGGTGATCAAGAAGCACAGCGTATCTTTAAGGAGCTTAAGAGCTATGAGAAGGAAGGGCTGAGCTACTTGTTGGTTGAGGTGCAGAAGCTGCGCCCTCTCTTTAGGTCTCATTTCATTGCTTATATGGAGCAGTCGCGTAAGGAACTGCAAGATGCACTTGCGGGTATGTCTGGCCGTAGTGGTGACCAAAGCCGAATTATCGGCACCGTCTCGATGTTCTTAGCCACCTGTAGTTTGCTAATAAACGACGCCCCACATCTGCAGCTGCCATTCTCCTATGACGAGTTCTTTAAGCTCGCAGTGAAGAAAGTTCGGCATCAGTGTGACATGTTGGCCAAGAGTGACAAGCTGGCTACTTTCTTCGGAACTCTTGACTTCCTCATCGACAAGGGTACGTTGAAGATCGGACGCGACTACACCATCGACCAGCCCGATAAGGTGACACTCAAGGGTGGTGCTGTCGTACAGCTTACAGAGGGCCAAAAGGTGATGTACATGAACCTCACAAATGCGCATAAGCACTATCTCACAGCAATGAAGGGTGACGAACGGCCTCTGACGCTCACAACGCTTGTGGTGAACCTGAAGTCACATCCTGCATATATCGGCGATGTGTCAAACAAAAAATTCATTTGGCAAGAGGAGGTGCGCACCATGCGCACACCACCAGGGACGGTTAACCCGGCCAATATGATGGAGGTTGACCCAGATAACACCATGGTGATCAAAATGGAGAAGAAGTCGAAGCAAACTTCTGCAGTTGTGCTCGACTACGATATGCTTCAGCAGATGATGGGCATTGACTTTGAGCATGCCACATTGGAAGATGAAGACACAAGACCCTTCTGAAGCTCACGCTCAAGGGAGGACTCGGTAATCAGAAAAATGTTAGAATAGTCAGACCGTAATAGTGTATGGATGGGTGGGTGTCGTGAGACATCTGCCCATCATTTTTACCCCGAGCACCCCAATCAAAAAAAGAGAGTTTCAAAAACGAAAATTGAAATTCTCAGAACGCGAAAAACGCGACCAACCGACCAACCGTCCAACCAAAGCACAGGTTTTCAAATATGCCTATCTTTATAAGTTATTAATAATAAGTAAGTTATATAATTATAAGTAGTTGGTTGGCTGGTTGGTTGTGGTTGGTTTGGTTGGTTTGTTGGTTGGTTGTGGTTGGTTTTAGATTTCCAACTCACGAGATGCAAATGGTTGTCGAGTCTCTCGGCGGTTGGTTTGAAAAAGCTAAATTTAGGCCGGTTGGTCCGGTTGGTTGGGGTGGTTGGAGGTGGTTACGAAGTGTAAGTTGCTGATAATCAGTACTTGTGTCTTCTTGGTTGGTCGGTTGGTCGGTTGGACGCAAAAATAGGCCATCCTATATTTCGAAATTAAAAATTGCATTTGAACGATAACTAAAAAAATTGTTATGAAACAGAAAAAAAACCGTGACCGTTGGGTCGTGTGGGTGCCGTGCAAAGGCTACGTCAAAAGATGGTTGATCGCGAATTTCAATCGTCCCGATGAACATTGGCAGGAAATTGTAAATTTGTCATCCTGCAAAGAGCTGGCTGAGGATTTCAAAAAAAGGTTGGTGCGCCATGAGGCTCGAAGAGACAAAATCGTGAAGGGACATTATACTACGCGTGTGGCCATCGAAATTACTGAAGATACCTTTAATCGCTATGGCTGGAGTCTTACGCCTACTGAAGCTTTGGCGTGGAACTCAATGGTCGAGCGAAAGGTTAAGATGGTACTGCACACTTACAACTCCATGCTTTCTATAACAGGACTGTCGATTTCTGAACGCATCAAAAGGTTTCGACATGCAACGGGCATCACGGAGCTTGACTGGGATACTGATTCCATAAGAAAAGAGCTGCAACGCAACTCAAAAGTCTCAGCAGAGGAAGATTTTGAGCAAATAGTCAAGAAAATCGAACAAAAATGTTGGGCGCTTTTGTCCAAAAATGGACTGATTACAGAGCAAGGAATTTTGGAATATGAAAAGGATTGATTTCGACTTCGAAAACATGGGAGGACTGGCTGAACTCTATGCCATTCCTCCTTCTGACTTGCTGCGTCTGCGTCATGATTACCTCAACGATATTGACAATGTTGAGCTTGTGACGCGACAGAACATTGTCGCTGTGCCTGTGTACGGCAATCGCTCGTTCTCGTTCTCAGAACAGAGCGGGATAGCTGACGGTGGGCGTTATTGGGATGTCTCTATTGAGGGCGTTATTCCCAAAATACAAAATGTCAGCTCTCATATCATAGAGAAGCTGGAGAGAGGCACATGGCTGGTGCTCTCGATGGATCATAACGGCATCGTGCATCTTAGTGGTAGCGTCGAGGTGCCTTTGGTGTTCTCTGCTGACAAGTATACAGGTGACGCTTGCTCTTCACTTAATGGCTCTACCTTCTCTTTTACAGGACGGCAGCCTAAGCCTTCTGTTATCATCGATCTTGATGAATTGACCAATATATAATCGCTTTTTCAGTCTGACAACCCCATGCCTCGTCTAAAGCATGGGGCTTTTTTTTTAATAATTTTGCCATAGTTTCTTAATAAACACCTATTAATATAAGTCGGTATGGCAAAACAAACTATTCGCATCAGTGGCGAAATTTCTGATTATACAGCATGGCGCATTGACCAGTTTCTGGCTGACAACAAAGGTAAGGCTGTTGTTGTCCGCTTGGCATCATCTGGTGGCGATGTGGCTGCTGCGGTGCACATGTCGCATGCGTTTGCAGAGCATGGCGACGTCACGCTCATTCATGAATCTTTCAATGCTTCAGCCGCGACGTGGCTTTTTGGTGCTAAGACTATAAAGATGTACTCTGATTGCATGCTCTACATTCATTGCAGCTCTAAGGACATGTTTTTCTGGCAGCAGATGAACGCTGAGCAGCTCAAGCAGTTTGGACTACAGACTGCCGATGATGTGAAGAATCTTGAGAACATCGACACCATCATTGCTAACAAATATGCCTCTCGCGGGAAGAAAACGGCAGACGAGATGCTTGCCGTCATGAAAGCGCATCCGTGGCTTACTGCTGATCAGTGCAAAGATTATGGTCTCGTTGATGAGGTCATCGAGGAGAAAGCTCCTCAGAAAGTGTCTAACGAGATGATCGCAAGTTTCCGTAACTGCGCCATCCCTTTGCCTGAAGGCGACGTGCTTCAGGACGAACGCTCGTTTTTCCAGAGATTTGGCGAGTTCCTGGGCTTGAAGCTCGGATCTGCAAACAATACAATGCTCACTAAAGAATCGTCTATTATGAATAAGAAATTTCTTAATGTCAACGCCCTACTTAAGGTTGAGGGCCTTGAAGAGAACGAAGGCAAGGTCGTTCTCACAACACAACAGCTACAGGCAGTAGAAGACAACCTTGCAGAACTGCAAGGCAAGGTAGAGAACAACGGCAATCTTGAAAAGACCATTGCCGACAAGCTCGATGCCTTCTCTTTGGAGGTTAAAAACACTGAAGGGCTTCAGGCAAAGATCCAAAAAATCAAGGATGTTTTCGACCACATTCCTGCTGCTGTGCCAACACAATCAAATTCTTCAGATAAACAGGACGGCGATGTCTTTGCTGACATCCGCAAGGATCCTGTCAACAACTATCTCGAGGAGTAGTCTTCAGAGAACAATTTTCTCTTTTAGCTCAATTTTAAAATAGTTTATAACATGAATTTTAAGGATCCCATTGACATCACCGCCGTCAACACTGCGGTGAAAATGCATAGCAAGGAGATTCTTGCTATCAACCATCAGGGAGCAGATGCCATGCTTCGTCACATGACTCCTATTGCTGGCGTCACTGACTCCTATACTTTTACAGAGGCGTTCTTCAAAAACGTTTCTTCACGTTACACTGGCGTGTTCAAAGATACCGGTAACATCGGATCTTTTGCTAACCGTACACTCACTGTTTATCCATGTGTTGTCGAGGCGAAAGATGAACCTGAGCGTTATCGCCGTACATATATCACAGAGGTGAGAGGCGCACTGGAAATTGCTAAGCATCCTTTCGAGATCTGGCTCGTCAACCACATCCTTCAGCAGGCTTCGGAGGACCTGCTGCCGTGTGTTTGGAGTGCTGTGTATGACGCTACTGGTGCCAAAACAACGCTTAAGGACTCGTTCGACGGCCTCGCTGTGCACATCAAGAAGGCTAAAGCCGACAGCCTGATCTCGGCTGCCAAGAGCAATCTCGTCTCTACTGGCAAGTTCACTCGAGCCGATGTGGGCACGCAGCTGCTCTCGATGTGGCGACACATGCCGGCTTTGTTCCGTCAGCAGAAGTCGAAGATCTACATTCCTTATGAAGTGGGTGACCTCTACGACGACTGGTTCTCGGACGAGCATCCTAACACTCACGCTCCTGGACAGTCGCCTGACGAGACAGGACAGCAGACTCTTTATGGCACTGGTGGCAAGTGTGAGATTGTTCGTTGCCCTGGCATGCCTACAGACTCGTCTTTCGCCATGCTGACGCTTCAGCAGAATGTTTGCTATGGCTTCGACAAGCCGAGCGACATGCGCACATTGAGAGCTGTGCCTGACGACTACATGTTCAAGGCTCTTGGCAAGTATGTCTTCGGCACGCAGTTCGTCTCTTTCCGCAGCGAGTGGTTCGTGACAAACGACCAGCCCGTTGACCCTGCTGATGCTTCTTAATTTTTGTTTCACCTTATAATAATATGTATATGGCTGAGAAAACTAAAAAATGTTACGAGCTTGCAGACATCGACCCGGCTCTCGAGTGTGATGCGCAGGACAACATGGGCGGCATCGTGGAGACCATCACCTTTGGATATCACGATGAAGTCGCTACATGGCCCGACTTGCCAGCTGCAACGGAGACAGCTTTGGATCTTGAGCAAGCTGGCGCACTGAAGGGTGA